GGGCTGAATGGTTGCATCTGTCCGGTCACAATATCCAACACACCGTTCCTGAATGCTATATAACGTGCATCTGCCTGTGCTTTACACTCTGTAATATCTCTCAAACAGTCAAACACTTCCGCTTTTTGATTTTTCTTTATATCTGGTATATTTTCCCTTATGACAGTACCTAAATTTTCACCTTCTACATATATACCATTTTGGTAGATATGTAACTGATTATTTATCTTTACTACATGATAGTTATTCTTAAGCCATGTTGCAAAACGGTCAAACAGGAATGTCTTATCACAAAAGAATACAGGTTTTTGAAATGCTTCATCCCTAAGAATCACTTCCAGTTCATCATCAGATAACGGCTCTTTCAGAACAAATCTGTTCAGAATCCTGATACATTCTCTTGTATCATCAACACTAAAATCATTTGATGTAAGTGTCAGGATATAATTGAATAATGCCTGATTGCGTCCGTCACCTGCATCCATATCAAGAAAGTCAACCGCTGTACGAACCGGGAACAACCATTTTGGAACTTCCTGATATGTTCCACCTTCTTCAATGTCCCACTCAATAAAGCGTTCTTCACCGTCAATCTTGATTACTTCATATGATGAACGTGTACCAAGTTTTATATCTGCTGTCAGACCAACCGCAAGCGGTACGTGTGTCCTGTTCCTTGTAATACTATGATTCTTAAATAAAAAATGTCTGCCTCGGCTTGTACAATACACCCGGCAATCAAGCTGATATTCTTCCACAATGTTCATTAAAATTTCAGACTGTTCAGCATCGTCAATATCTATCAGGATGGTATCATCAGCAAGAACACCACCGAACCCTTCAAGATTCTTCACTTCGTCATAAGTGCGGTATTTTGTCCGGTCTTTGAATGCTTCAATAGCTTTCTTGCCTTTTGTCTTTATGTACCCTTTGTACAAAGTATTCATTTTCTTATCTCACCCCTTTCCATAATTTATTTTTATAAAATACATCCCTTTGGTTTTGGTTACATCTAAAAATTTTCACGGTGCTGCAACACCTCTAAATATTGATATACTTCTGATATTTTTCTTTGACTGAATCAGTAGCACCACTTTTATAAATCTTTCTGATGTCACTGATTGTTTCGTCTTTCAGAAGTTTCAACCAATCAATTAAATCTCTGCTGCTGTTGGCAAAGCTGCAACATTTACCATCAGCATATTCAATCCGGTATCTCATTTAATCACTCTCCAACTCAATAATATCTTGCACCTGAACATTTAAAGCCTTTGCAATTTTTCCAACTGTAGCTGTTTTGCATCTTTTCCCAGTTGATATCCTTCTGTATGTCTGATATGAAATATCTATCTTTGCACATAAATCGTAAGGATTCATACAGGCTGATGCTAAAGCAATCTGTAATTTAGAATTATTAACTATCATTTTTACACCCTCTTTCGCTCAATCACTATTGTGATTTGTTTTGTTATTGCAATCTTATCACTATTGTGTTATCATGTCAATAACAAAAGTGTTTATATTTTAAGTGGGTTGTGTTATTCT